GCGCGCGGGCGGGGTGTCGAGCCTCGCCCGCGCGATGGGGGCATTGTCATGAGCGCGCGGCGCGACCCAGAGGGGCGCTGGCCTGTTGGCCCGTCGCTTGTGCTGATGGTGGTGGTTTCCGGGCTGATCTGGGCCGTGATCGCCTCTGTTCTGGCGGTATCGGTGCTGCGGCCCGGGCCAGAGATTTATCAAGGAGAGAGCCATGAGGATCAGTGATCTTGTCCCCGATGCCGGGCAGTTGAAATCGGAGATCGAGCTTGTCCCGCAGGTGCATAGGGTGGCGCTGGCGTTGCAGCTCGTGCGCGATATCGACGATCCGAACTGTGCGCTGTCGCTGATGCGGCTGGCGCGGCTGGCGGAAGAGCAGCATCTGGCAATCCGCCGCGAGCAGTTCCTGCGCGATCACGAGCGGCGTGTGCCGCGATGAGCCGCCCGTTCAATCCCCGTTTCAATGCCCGCCTGCGGGCCCGCGCGCGGGGCCTGCGTCACGCCTGGCCACGGTCTGGCCGCGCTGATCCCGGCGTCTTTTCGATCATCGGTAACGTGCTGGGCGGCGTGGCGCTGTTCGTGCTGCTGTTCGCCAGTTTGTTCCTGGGAGGGTGAGATGAACCTGCATGTGGAGATATGGGGCATTGGATATGCCGTGTTCGAAGGGCGGAAGCGGATCAGCGGCGTATACAACTGCCGCGACTACGCGCTGGCCCGTATGGACAAGATCGAGATCGAGTATCGGCAGGCCAGGCACGCGCGCAACCGGCCCTGCCTGACCTGCGGGTCCGAGTTCTGGAGCACGGGGCGCGGCCACAGGATGTGCAACGGGTGCCGGGCGCGCTGTTCCGGCCTCGACGCGGCGATGCTGGGCTGATGCATCACGCGCCGCTCACCTCACCTCGCCTGCAACGGGTGCTGTCCGTCCTGCGCGATGGCAGGCCCCACACGACGCGCGAGATCGTGCGGCTGGCGCATGTGGTGGCGGTCAATAGCTGCATCGCGGAGCTGCGGGCGAACGGGGCGGTGATCCTGTGCACCCGCGAACGCAGGAAAGACCGGCTGATCTGCCGGTACACAATGACGAAGGCACCGGAATGATTGAACACCTTTCCACGATCACCGAATTGCCGGTTGACGCGATCCTTGTCGAGGACAGGCTGCGCGACGTGAACCCGGCCACGCTCGACGGGCTTAAGCAGTCGATCGAGCAAAGCGGGCTGTTGCAGAATATCACGGTGCGGCGCAAGCGCGATGGCGATTACCTGCTCGACGGGATGCACCGGCTGACAGCGATGCGCGATCTGGGCCGCCCCACGATCCCGGTGCGGCTGGTTCGGTGCAATGACGCCGAGGCGCGGCTGATCGAGATCGATGCCAATCTGGCGGGTGCGCCGCTGATCCCGGTCGATCTGGCGCTGTTCCTGGCGGAGCGCAAGCGGGCCTACGAGGAGATACATCCGGAGGCGCGCGCGGCGACTGGATCAGAGCTGATCGCCAAGCGGTGGGATACGGCGGAAATGATTTCCGTCGTATCCTTCGCCAAGAGCGTGCAGGAGCATCTGGATCTCTCTGAGCGGCACATCCGAAACTACGTGCGCGCGGGTTCGCTCCTGAAAAAGCCCGAAGTCGCCGCGCTGCGCGCCGCCCCCCGCCAGGTGGGGGTGATGGACCTGATCGGCGTCGGCAAGATCGGCGAGACCGGGGAGCGGGATTTCGTGATCGCGCGCCTGTCCGCCGGGGAGGCCAGGACGGTCAAGGCCGCGCGCAAGGCCTATGCGGCCGCGCAGGGCAAGGCCCCGGCCCCGCTGAGCGAGGCAGATCGGGATCTGGCGCGGCTGCGCGATGCGTGGAGCCGCGCCGGTCTTGGTGCGCGAAGGAAGTTCGTCGCAGACAATGCCGCCGAGGTCGCGGGGCTGCTGCGCCTCCTGCCTGACGGGGAGGATGCCGCATGAGCGACCCGGCCCCCGCACAGGAATGGTGGAGCGCCGCCGAGCTGGCCGCATCCGGCCTGCCGGACCTGCCCGGCACCAAGCGCAAGGTCAACGAGATGGCCAAGCGTGAAGGCTGGGCAAACTTGAAGGGAAAGGTCCGGCGGCGGCGCGGCGCAGGAGGAGGGATCGAGTATCACTGGAGTGTGCTGCCCCTGCGAGCCCGGCTGCGGATGGGAATGGCGGTGGCCAGTACGCCCAAAACCCGGCGACGAAGCGACGACGCCTGGGCGCGGTATGACGCGGCGGGCGACAAGGCGCGGGCCGAGGCCGAGCGGCGGCTTTCGGCCATCTCTCAGGTCGAGGCGCTGGAGGGGGCTGGCATGACCCGCTCTCTTGCGGTCCATGAGGTCGCGCGCAAGATCGATCGCTCCGATAAGTCGATCTGGAACTGGCTGGGCATGGTCGAGGGGGTGGGCCCCGCCGATCGGCTGGCCTGTCTGATCGACGGGCGCGCGGTGCGCAAGAGCCCGGGAATGCGCGTCGATCTCGACGATGAATTCTGCGCGCTGGTGCGCAGCGACTGGCTGCGTCCATCGCAGCCCAGCCTGACGAGCTGCTATGACCGCGCGGCGCGTGTCTGGTTGGGTGAGAAGCGCAACAGCCCGGTGCCGCCGCTTTACCAGGTGCGGCGCTGGATGAAGGCCCAGGTCTCGGAGCCGACGGCGATCTGGTGGCGCAAGGGAGAGGAGGCGTTGCGGCGTCTCTACCCGGCGCAGACGCGCACAAAGGCGTTCATGGCCCCGATGGAGTGTATCCAGGGCGATTATCACAAGTTTGACGTGTTTGTGCGCTGGCCCGGGATCGATACCCCGGTCCGCCCCCAGATGATGGTCTGGTCGGATGTCTATTCGGGCAAGCTGCTGGCCTGGCGGCTGTCGGACACGGCCAACAGCCACACCGTGCAGATGGTCACCGGCGATCTGATCCGAAGCTATGGCATCCCGCAATCGGTGCTGATCGACAATGGCCGGGAATTTGCGGCCAAGGCGATGACCGGGGGCACGCCAACGCGCTTTCGGTTCAAGGTCACGGATGAGGATATTCCGGGTCTTTTGCCGCTGCTCGGCGTGCAGGTGCATTGGGCGACGCCATATTCGGGGCAGTCAAAACCGATCGAGCGGGCCTTTCGCGACCTGTGCGACCGGGTTGCCAAGCATCCGGCGTTCGACGGGGCCTATACCGGCAACAGCCCCGAGGCAAAGCCGGAGAATTACGGCAGCCGGGCCGTCGCGCTCGAGGATTTCCGCGCGGTTCTGGAGGAAGAGCTCGCGCATCACAACGCGCGGCCAGGGCGACGCAGCGAAGTGGCCATGGGCCGGTCTTTCAACGAGGTGTTCAACGAGGGGTATGCGCGGGCGACGATCCGCCGCGCGACGCAGGAGCAGTTGCGCATGTGGTTGTTGCGTGCCGAGGGGCTGCGAGCCAAGCGCGGCAACGGCGCGCTCAAGCTCTATGACACCGAATACTGGTCGGAGTGGATGTATCGCATCGCGGGCGAAAAGGTCGTGGCGCGGTTTGACGCGGACAATCTGGCCGGCGGGATCGAGGTCTACGATCTCAAGGGCCGCTATCTTGGCCATGCGAAATGCCTGGAGGACGCGAAGTTCATCGATGTGGATGCGGCGCGCGATCATGCGCGCAAGCGCGGGGCCTGGGCACGGGCGCAGAAAGAGGAGGCCCGTGCGGCGCGCGAGTATTCGGCCTCCGATCTCGCCGCGCGGCTGCGCGGGTCCGGGGCGGTGCCGCCGGATGAGCCGCTGCCAGAGGCGCAGGTGCATCAGCTGGTCACCCCGCACAAGGCCGCGCCGAAGCGCCGCGCGGCCACGCCCGAGGATACCGCGCGCGAGGCCGCTCATTCGGCCACCATCGCACGGCTGGAGGAACGCCGCGCCGCCCCGCGCGAAGACGACGATCCCGAGCAGCGTTTTGCCCGCGCCCGGGCGCTGGAGCGCGCCATCGAGGCTGGCGAGGCGCTCACGCAGGCGCAGGCGGAGTGGCTGGCCGATTACCGTCAATCATCGGAATACCGCGCGCATCTGCGCATGGAGCGCAGGTTCAGCGCGGACAGCTGAGAAAAGGAGAGCAGCATGACACCATCCATCGCGCCCCTGCGCAACGTCGCCGCCCTGATCGGCCTCGTCGAGCGGGTGCAGGACCGCGCCTTCGGCCTGCCCGGCATGGCCACCTTCTACGGCCCGTCCGGCTGGGGGAAGACCACCGCCGTCACCGTCGCCGCCAACGAGTATCAGGCGCATGTCGTGCAGGTGAAGGACTGCTGGACACCGACCTATCTGGCGCAGGCGATCCTGCGCGAAATCGGCCTGCCGCCGGTGCGCGGCGTCGCTGCCATGGTCGATGCGATCGGCGCGCAACTGGCGCGCAGCGACCGGCCCCTGATCATCGACGATGCGCAGTATCTGTTGCGCAAGCGGATGATCGAGCTGGCCCGCGACATCTATGAGAGCTGCCAGGCCCCGGTGATCCTGGTGGGCGAGGAGAAGCTGCCGCAGGACCTGACCCGGTGGGAGAACATCCACAACCGGCAGCTTGCGTGGGAGCCCGCGCTGGCCTGCAACATGTCCGACGCCGAAAAGCTCGTGCCGATCTATGCTGCGGGTGTCGATGTCGCCGATGATCTGCTGGCCGCGATTGTCGATGCCTCTGGTGGCTCGATCCGGCGGGTGGCGACCAACCTGGCCTCGGCGCGCGAGCTGGCCAGGGGCCGGGGGCGCAGGTCCGTCGATCTCGATCTGTGGGGCGCGCACCCGTTCACCACCGGCCAGCCGCCCACGGTGCGGCGGGTCGAGGATTTCCGCCCTGTGGCACGACCTGAGCGGGCCGACACGGTTGTGCCGCTCGCGGCTGACGCAAAGGTGGTGCGGTCATGAGCGACCTGTTCGAGCACATTTGGGCTGCGGTGAAGGACCTGCCGGAAATGCACTGGCAGGACGTGGCGGCGCGCGGGTGCGGCGAGGACACGGCCAAGCGATACCTGCGGCTCTGGCTCAGGGATGGCCGCGTAAGGCAGAGCCGCATCGGCCCGGCCGGCAAGCGGTTCTACAGGCCCGCCCATCAGCCGCCTGTCGGGCTTGAGCCCGCGAGCGGAGAGGCCACGCCCGAGGGCAACATGTGGCGCGCAATGCGACGTTTGGTGCAGTTCAGCCCCACGGATCTTGCCGCGCACGCCAATGCCGGCGGCGTATCGGTGACGGTCGAGAAGGCCCGCGCCTATTGTCGGCAGCTTCTGGCGTCGGGACATCTCAAGGTGCGGCAGACGGCCGTTCCGGGCCAGCGCGAGGCGCTCTACCAGATACTCGAGGATACCGGCCCGCGCCCGCCCCGGCCGGTGCGCCTGGCGGGCATCCTCGATCCGAACACCGGGGCCTTCACGCCTGTGAGAGGCGGTGCGGCATGAGCGCGATCGACACCGCCCGTGAATTCTGGGGAGAGGGCATCCCCGACTGGGTCGAGGCGCTGGCGCTGGCCTGCGACCGCTCCAGCCAGAACAAGGTGGCGCAGGAAATAGGGCGCAGCGCGAGCCTTGTGTCCAATATCCTGCGCGCGCGCTACCCAGCCGATACCAGCGTCGTCGAGGACCTCGTGCGCGGCCATTTCATGGCGGAGGCCGTCGAGTGCCCGGTGATGGGCACAATCGGCAAGCAGGTCTGCCGCAAGTGGCGCGGCCGGGCCGGGCATTTCGAGAACGTCAATCACCAGTATGTGACCATGTACCGGGCCTGCAATCGCTGTCGCTTGCACAGGGGGGATGAAAATGCCCAAGAGACGTGATGACAGCCTGGACGCCGCCGTGATCTCGCTGGCGCGGCAAGGCGTGCGCGCCTCCGATATCGCGCGGCGGCTGGGCGAGACGCCGAACCGCGTTCACTCCGTTCTGCACTTTCTGCGACGGCACGGGGCCACGTTTCCACCGGTGCGGAGCGGACCGTCGCCCGACAAGCAAAAGGCAAGGCTGACCCGGCTCAATGCAGAGATCCGCGACGGGCTGGAACCCCATGCCATCGCACGCGGGATGAGCGTCAAGGAACTGGCGCTGCACCTCCTCGAGGCCGTCGTGCGCGACGATCTGGTGGCGGCCGTGCTCGACGACGCGGGAGGCCAGTCATGAGCGCGCGCTGGAGCGAAGACGAGATGCTGCGCCTCGCCGCGTCGGGCGTCGCCAAGGTCGATCTGCTCGGGTGCCGCGGCACGACGCTGTGCTCGATGGAGGAGATCGCCGCCATGGCAGCCGTCTGCGCGATCCACGGTGTCGGATCAAATCCCCCTTCAACCCCCCCTTCAACAGGAGATGACAATGTCTGAATTCACCCCCCATCCGGTGCCGCCTGGCATCATCGAGGAGAACGGCCGCCGCAAGATGGTCGATGCCAAGGGCCGCGAGGTGCCGGTCGATCTGGTGAAGCCGCAGGATCAGCTGATGGACGAGCAGGTGCGCAAGATCGCGGGCTACGCGCTGGCGCTGAGCGACCAGCTCAGGCGGTTCAAGGAGCACACGTTCGACGATATCAGCGATTTCGAGGCGCTCCTCGCGCAGGAATACCAGACGCGGATCGGCGGGGCGAAGGGCAACAAGACCCTCACCACCTATGACGGGCTTTATCAGGTGCAGGTGCAGGTGCAGGACCGGGTGGATTTCGGCCCCGAGCTGCAGATCGCCAAGGGCCTGATCGACGAGTGCCTCAACGAATGGTCCGCCGACAGCCGCCCGGAAATTCAGGCCATCGTCACCCGCGCCTTCAACACCGACAAGGAAGGCCAGATCAACCGCGCCGAGATCTTCATGCTGCTGCGGCTCGACATCGCCGATCCGCGCTGGAACCGCGCCATGGACGCCATCCGCGACGCCATGCGCGTGGTCGGCAAGGCGACGTATGTCCGCGTCAAGCACCGGCCCAACACCGACGCGCCCTGGCAGACGGTCCTGCTCGATCTGGCGAAGGTTTGAGGGGATGCGCAGCATTCCCAAACGCGATGCGGGTCGGCTATGCTGCGGGTCCGGGGCGATGATTTGCCCCGCGCTCTTTGACAGCGTGAAAACCCCAGACCGGCCGGGTCGAGCGGCGGGCTTGAGCCATGTGCTCGCCCGCACGCTCCCCGGCCCGGTCAGGGGGGCCGAAGACCGGCATTTGACAATCAACGCGAACCGCTGCATTCTGGTGGCGTTCGGATGCCTTTTAGCAGGGGCACGAACCAGACTACCGATGGCGGTTACGCCCCGACACGGCGTCTCACATGAGACGATCCTTCTCCGGGTGCCGCATGCGAATGTCCAGGGCTTCGGCCTAAAGGCATGTGGAGAACTGTCCATCGGCAGGTCTGCTAACACCCGGGGGCTGTGTGCCCCCCGTAACCGATGGAGTGATCAAAATGTCTCAGACAGACATAA